CAGCATCCGACACGTTAATGCCGAATGACTGAAATTTGCTTGTTATGTATTCTCTGATAGTCATTATGCGTTGACTAGTGATAGGTCGATGTTAGTAATCAACTGAGGTGCGGTAAACTGTGGAATCCACTCTGCCGTATATTCCATATATCTTCCTTCATGGTCTCTGTAGTTAGAGATAAGCATCTGTCCAGACGTAGCTGCATTCCCCGCTGGTGTGTATGTCCTACCATCCTCGGGGTCAGTTGACTCATATGGAGTGTGATGTCGCATATATCCGATTTTGTCTTGCGGCAATAGCGTCATTCTGTCATCCACGTAGATGGCCTTATTTTTACCGTCTTTCTCCTTTACATAATCCGACTTAATCTCAATAGACGGAAGGCCGATGCCAGTGAACATTTGAGATGCCAAATCGGAAGTTACCAATCCGGTAGACAGATACATCTGATTTTGGCTAAGCTGCATCTTGAAAACATCTCCGAATTCGCTAGACCCTACGACATTTTTGATGAATGTCTTTCTTGACATTATTATCTTTGAGTATTCTCCATAGTCAGGAGATATCTCTTCTAGTTTATTTTGCAACCATGAGATGAATTTAATCTTAGCATCTGCTGTAACATCTGATTTTGATGGTTTGAGGAAATTCATCGGCATATCAATATTCAGTAGGCTTGCTGCATCTGACCCATCCTCGTTTTTAGCGCCATCCTTATTATAGACGGTTGCGGAGCCAGTCATCAAAAGAGATGCTACAACGATATCCATGCGCTTGTGAGCGGCGAGAGATACTTGGCGGAAGTCATCATACAGAAAGTTAACAATTTCATTCAATGCGGAAACTTGGTCCGAGGTCTTCGCTACATTGTATTTGTCTATGAGGTCTTGCAAGTCAGATAGTCTGTCTTTTGACATCTGATATTTGTCACCTAGATATGCAACTTCCCCGTACATAGAACCCGTTTCCCCACGTTGACGGATAGGCTTCTCCCCATATCGGGAGTTAATAGATCCCGCCATGACGCCAGTGATGGTACCCGTGTAATCTTTAAATACTCTCGTGGTTGTCTGCTTGAAATCCATGTATTGCTGCCAATATATGGAGTCCTTACGAGTCTGATTAACTCTGTTGATTATAGCCCCTACAATATTGGGGTCGTTGAACAATGTCTGTATCGTTAATATCATAAATAATCCTCCTATTCGTTAAATTGAAACCATCCCTTTAGTGCATCTTTGTCATTTGCACTAAATGGAATCGTCAGGTTACTAGGTTCGATTTCAGCTGCTGTACGCAATAGAGAAATGATATTTATTCCATTTACGACCTGCCATCGTCCGTATAATGCGGAATTCGCAACATACTTCTGATTTTTGCCGTCTGCCGCATCAGCCTCAAATAATACGGTTCCGGATGTAATGGCGACACCAATAGTCGTTTCTACGGTGATTGAATCATAATCTCCGTTTGTTATATCTACTGATATAACCTTGCCACCTTTCGTTCCGTTGCCAATGAACATGCCCGTAACGAATAGACTTCCTTTCGCAACTTTAATTACAGTGTCCGTTGTCGACACATTAGAAACAACCTTCACATTACGCACTATTTTTGCAGTTTTCTTGGTTAAGTCTGCACAAACAGGTGTAAAAGATGGTATGTAACTGTCTAAACCCAAATTAGTTGTATCAAGGACATATGGGCCAGATCTGCGGATTCCGCTAGATACGTCATATTTTTCCTCTTTCTCTACAACTGGGACTTGGTTATAAGTCATTCCTGCCATAATTTTTAAATTTTAGTTTCTGATTTTACAATTTCTTCCGTGCCTTGATTAATCTGTTTCGCAAGTGTTTCTGACTCTTTCTCTAAAAAAGCTTCCGCACTTTGTGGTGATTGTACCTCTTGAAGTCCTGCGTCCGTTGATGCTTGCTTGACTTCTTGCATGTATTTATCGAGGTCAGGCGTGTCATTCGGCACTTTCACGAACTTCATAAATTTATCCGGAATTCCATACTTCTTTGCTGTTTCCGATACCCTAGCACTGAATTCCATTGCGCTTTTCTCGTTCTTCAGTGCTCCTAGTTCATCTGTTACAGGTTTCAAAGCCGATGATATTCCCTTTGCTACTTCCTCTGCTATCAACTTGGATATATCATCGGGGACATTCGTGATAGCGATTGGTGACGGTGGGTCAATCGGACTTTGTTCTATTAACCTCCCTTCTTTGATGCTGTATTTCTTCTCGTAGTTTTCTACGGAAGTCTTTGTGGCATCATTCGCTCTTGCATCGCCATAACTCTGTAAAACGTCCGAAAAGCCAACCCCATCAACGATAGTTTTAACTTGTGATTCGTCCGTGATTCCGTCTGCTTTCCTTGTAGCAATTCTGGTTAATGTTGATGAGTCTGCACCCTGAAATTTAGTTTGCAACCCAGCAAAAATTTGTTCGTAAATTGTCATAATTTTAAATTTGTTATCCCGAAATAATCTTTTTGTCTAAAGCACTGTAAAATTACGGAAAATAGAAACACGGAATATAAAAAATAATGGGATAGAAATGACAATCAAATAATTGTCACGAAAGAATATATTTTTACTTTATTTTTACTATTTCCTTTCTTGTCTAATCATTGTCTAATCCTTGTCTAATTATCCAACACGGAATAATACATAAAGGAATATGGATATAAAATAAGCGGATGAATCTAATCATCCGCTTATTTGTTGGTTCCCCTTAGTCGTGACACTTTGCTTATTTTTCTCCTCAAAAATGCCACTTTTGTATAATAGAGAGTACTGAATTATTGCAACGGTTTTGCCACTTTTGGTGACAAAGTGATATTTTTGTCATCTTTGGTGGAACCATTTCCTGAATTATTCTGTTCGGCTTTTGCGGACTCATCGTCCTCGATTTCTTTCAATTCCTCATCAATATGTTCCATCTGTCCAACGAACATCATAGAGTGTTTCCTTGACCATATGCCGCCTTGATATGCCGAAACTGCGGTTATTACCTTATCACTGATATTATCAATCATATATGGAACCATATCCGTTTCTACGTCTATAGTACTAGATGGTTCTCTGAGACTGGAGTTTATTTCTCCTAATGCACTAATAAGGAAGTTTATCCGCCTCTGTAGGAACTCTCCGAAATCCTCTTCATTGTTGGACTCTTGCATGTGTGCGCCCATGAAATAGAACTTGAATGCCACGCCAGATGCCGCCGTTGTACCCTTTAGATTTTCAAATGATATCCTAGGAGTGTTGGTCAGTGAGTAACATAGTTCCAAATAAGTATCAACTTCGAATTTTATCGTGTCGGGGACCTGGTCCCATGTCAGATAAGATGCAGAAGCACCATTGCCATGCATCTCTATAACGTGGCTCCTTAATTTTCCACCCACACCTTTGACGTCACCCGTCAATATGAGATAAGGGAAGAAATGATAATCTATACAATCTGCATAGCTGGAAAGAGTCTTTTCCAGTCTTTCCCTCCCGTCTTTTATCACCATGCAATATGGTGCATGTCTATACATGTATAGAACAGGTATTTTTGCGAATCCATGTTTGAACACTGTCTCTTTATATCCTCCTTGGGCTGTAGGGTCATAGTACCACTGATATACCTTTTCTTTTGTGATTACCATGTAATTGGTTATATATTCTGTTGTACCAGCCTTCCTAACTTTATATTCCCTTAGAAATCCTGTCATGTCATCGCCTTCAAAGAATGGATACAGCTTATCTCCCCTGAAAGGTGACCATATTGCACATTTTAATTTTGACTTTGGTTTGGATATGCCGAATGCGGATGCTATTCTTTTTATTATCTTAGACCAAAAGTTATCCGTGTCGGGTGATGCATACCAATATTCAGCCACTTCTTGTTCTGCAAGCCACGCCCTCATTTCCTTTTTGTTGTTAAACTTACAACGGTTCTTCTTCATTGTGTAGTTTAACGCTGATAGGAGCGCTTTTTCTTTGTCATCGTTTGGTTCACATTTTAACATTGGTTCTATTCCGACACCAAAACCGACTTGAATATTGACAATGTCCTGCTCTATGGGAAGGGCTATTCTATTCGATTCCTGCGTGTCTGTCTTGTCATCAGTAGTATAAGCCTGCCCTGTTTTTGGATCGGTTACTTTTTTCCCTTTTTCTACAACAATTGTTTTGTCTGGATGCTTTTTCTTGTCTTTTATGGAATGCCTCTCGACAAACCAATTGTCCATATTTTCGATGGTATTAGGTTCTGTCCTCCAACCCCTCCCCATCTTCATATTCTCTACCCGTTCTGCGATAGTGGGCATCTTCATTATATCGTCTATCAATGCCATAATGTTATTTTTTAGTTAGAAATATTTTGATACATCTTCTTTCTTCTTTATCCTTCCTAGCAACTTTCCTAGACAGTAATATCTGCAAGCATCTATTCCATGATTCCATGCGTCAATAGGTTGATTGATATAGTTACCGTCCTTATCTTTGTCCCATACGTAGTTTCTGAATTCATTCAAGATATTGAAGGAACGTTTGGTGACATGGATTCTATATCCTTGCATGAAGTCTATTCCTGCTATGATAGAACCCGGACCTTTATCAACAGCGTATATATTGACTCCTCCTAGCGATATTTCTTCAATCAACCTAGGGTCGGCAGACTCCGACATCACGTCTAGGTCGTATTTCTTATCTTCCTTGATTATTTCTTCCGTGAGCATGCCTGTTTTATAACATACCTCATCAAAATATAAATCTTTGTCATGCACTCCGCATCTAACGATAGCACTTGGATCGTTTGAAAAACCATAGTCTTGCGCCAATGCAACCTTATCACACCACTCTGGAAACTCATCGCATTCGTAGATTGTGGGAAATATAGCACCCTCTGCAACATCGGACCACTTCCCAATAACAACATGCGCATATTTGTCAGGGTCATTTTCTTTCATTTCCTGTATCTCTTTCAAGAATTCAGGAGAAAGGTTATCTATATTGTCTAGATATGTCGTGTGTATATGAAGTACGTTAGGATGGGTGCTTATCTGCACGGGAACGCCATCGCAATATTCTATCTTGTGTGTTTTCTCGAAATATTTCTTATATACCCAGTGATTGTTATCTGTTGGGTTCATAATGATTATAATTCTATTCTGAATTCCTTTCTGACGAATAGATAGCATTATGGTCTCAAAATTCTTTTCGGACGTCCATTCCTCCGCTTCATCAACCACGAACGTAGTAATCCCGTGGATGGATTTCAACTTTGCCGTCTGATTTCCAGAAGATGTTTTAATTCCCCGAAACATGACGATTGAACCTGTTGCCTTATTTGTCACATCTGTCTTTGTTGACTTAAAATATCTAGACGTCCCGTCTAAATCTACTTTCTCAAGATATTCGGGAATAATAGACATGTGAGCGGATACCATCGTATATCTAGTATATAGAATCTGATGGACTATCCTAGAGTGAGTCATCTCAAATGTCAACCGCTCAATAAACGCAGAAGTGGCATAACTCTTTCCCGAGCCACGCCCTCCTGTGACAATGATAATGAACTTATCTTTATTGTCGTACAGAGGATAATATATTTGATGATTCTCAATCATTCTTGTTCTTTATTTCTGCTTTAATCCAATCTTCTATATTGATGCCGTGATCTATCTCGTTAGGAGATATAACTTTAATGTCGGTATCTTGATTTCTCTCCACCTTGCGCCATTCTTCATCGTGATGGAAAAGCCATGTGGAAAGAGCTTGCATGTTAGACGCCTGTTCCACTTCCTGTTCTGTCGTCTGCACATCCTCTTCATCGGAGACTGTCCCATCTGGAAGCTTGATGTGCCTCGTGGTGACAGATTTGTTTTTTAGCTTCTTTCCACCAAGCGCCGCCTTAAGATATGCGGAGCGGACAATCGCATTTATTTTAGTGCGCCCGTGCGTTAACACACGACCTATACGCTCACTGTATTCTTTGTTCTGCTTTTTGTTCCACTTCGAATAGTTCCCGTTTTTCATCTTCCCAAATACATCAGGATTGAGGTCCAGGGCGTCAGCAATCTCCTTATCTGTAAATCCTTGCATAGCATAAGCTGCTATATTATCATAGAATTCTTCTCCATCGTAATTATGTTTTGCCTTTGCCATATCGTGCTATTCTATTATGCTGTTGGTTTCCCTATTCCATTACTCTTTCTACCATGTCTCCAAACACCTCTCCCTTTATGAACTTATCATCTGGTCTATATCCAAAACGGTTCATGAAATCTACTTTTGACTGATATGTGTCGAATGATAACATTATATAGGCGTCCATGTCCTCCGCTGTCTTTTGTGAGTTCTCTTTCACTTGTGCTTTGACGTCTTTCATGTGCTGAACCTTTTCCGCTCTTTCTGATTGTCTCTCTCTCAGTTCTTCATTATGAAGATCTTGTACGGGTTTATTGAGCTTGTTTAATTCTTCGGCAATATCATTCTCTCCTTCTGTTTTCAGAATGTAGTCAACTCCAATGATATCTAAGTCGTTTTCTGTCAATCCTGCTGACTTATAGTCAATATCAGGAATAAGTTCACGCATCTTGTCGTAATCCCATTGACCTCCAACATTTGGATTGTTAAGAGTTATGTTTAGCTCTTTTTCTGTTTTTTCATCAACGGATATAATCTCTACTTTGAGAGAATAATCTTTTTCAGGATATTTATTAAGTTCATCTAAAATAGATATTTTTTGATGACCTCCAACAATGGTGTTATCGGTAGCAGAGTTCACTACAATGCCACCGACTATACCATATTTTTTTATAGATCGTTTAAGTTGTCTTTTGCCATCTTCATCTATTATTCTAGGATTATAATTAGCTAGATGTATTTGTGACCGCA